AGCAGGTGTTGCAGGCATTAGAATTGTAAATACAACAGGTAGTGTTTTAAGCAGCAAGGCAGATCAGTCAGTGCAATTGCTTACGCATATATATAACGGAAATAGTAGGGTTGCATTACATGCTAACTATGATGGCAACGTCGGAATCGGGACGACGAGTCCAGCAGCTAAGCTGGAAGTTGAAGGTGGTGATCATTTATTACAAGTAAGCACAACTTCCGCTACCGGTAGTCCATACATATCATTTAACCAAGCCGGTACGAGAAGATCTTTTATACAACACACTGATAGCGGCGATTATCTAAAATTAGCTAGTGAGTATGGCGGTATTAGTTTCTTCACAGGAACAGGGGGTTCCGAAACTCAAAAAATGACAATACTGTCTGGGGGCAACGTTGGGATTGGTACGACTAATCCTGGATCGCCTCTTCATGTCGCTGCAACCGGTTTAGATACTTCAGCCGGGGCATTAGGAGTGCATATAGGCGTTCATTCTTCAACATACGCGGGGATTGAAATAGTCAGCAACGGGAGTAATTCTGGTTGGATAGATTTCCTTAACGTTACAGGTGGCGGCGATTATAAAGAAAGAATAAGAGGCGGTGCAGGCAATTTTGAGTTCCACACAAATGGAAGTGAACGCATGCGTATCGACTCCTCAGGCAACGTCGGGATCGGAACGACTTCGCTTGACGCAAAATTAAATATTGTAGCGGGAAATAATGGTGCTGCTCTTCTTTTAGAAGCAGAAGATGGTATTAACTCTTGGAAAAACATTACATTTAAAACTTATGTTAGCGAAGCTCAAGCAGCAAGCTTTCCAGACGGTTCCCATATTTACACTACAAACCCTGGCGGAGCAACAACGTGGCCTTTTACTGAATATGGAGCTTTAGTAATTGAAGGAAGAAATAATGGTAATGGTGGCATAGCTTTAAGAACTGGTAGCGGCGGCGGGCAAGCCACGAGAATAGCTATTAGAGGATGTTGCTGGCGATATAAAATCAACAGGTAGCATTTATACTGGCTACGATTCAGGCGTAACAAATTCTATTTCTTGTAGCAATTGGTTTAGAACTAGTGGCGCTACTGGTATATTCTTTGCGACTTATGGGGGAGGTATACACATGAACGATTCTACCTACGTTACAGTATATAACAATAAGGCTTTTGAAGTAAACAATACTGGCACTTCGTCAATAAGGGCGGCGGGGGACATAGTAGCTTATTATTCAGATGAAAGACTCAAAACTAATTTAGGTAATATTACAAATGCTGTTGATAAAGTTAAAAAGCTAAACGGTTTTTACTACAAAAACAATGAACTAGCAAATAGCTTCGGTTATACAGAAGATCATTTACAAGTTGGTGTTTCAGCGCAAGAAGTAGAGGCTATTATGCCTGAGGTTGTTAAGCCTGCTCCATTTGATTTAAAAAATAAAGAAAACGGAGAAAGCTATTCTGCAAGCGGTGAAAATTATAAGACTGTTAAATATGAGAAGCTAGTGCCTTTACTTATCGAAGCTATAAAAGAGCAACAGAAGCAAATTGATGAACTTAAAAATCAATTAAATGCCTTTACCGACTAGCGGGGAAATTAAAGTTTCTCAAATAAATACAGAATTAAGCAGGGCGTCAAATACTGCAAATTCAAATTTTGCGGGAGGAACAACCCCGCAAACTGGTAGTTTGTTTAAATTAGGTGAAGCCGGTGGCGTAAACCAAACAGCTCCCCATGCAATGTCAGAATTTTATGGGTATGGTTTATCCCCATTTTTTTCACACATATCTGGGGCTATCAATATAGGAAGTCAAGATGGGTATGTAGACCAGGCGTGTAGCACAAGTGGAGTTGTTAATGACCAATCAATAACGTTTCAAGACAAAACATATGGTGATGGTAACGATTCTGATTCAAGATGGCAAATAGATGTTCCTAGCAATTATATAGCTACTGCCGGATATGGTTACATTGAAGCCAGGCTTATTAGCGGTCTTATAGATGATTTCAGATTATATTATTCTGCTAATTCAACAGGACCATGGACATTAGCGCTATCTGGGTCTTCAACTTTTAGATATTTTGGTTACAATACAGGCAATTCTAGCTCAATAAATTATGTTAGAATTGAAATAAGTAAAGATGGCGGTAATGAAAATACTCTATACACTGCAGATATAGAACTTGCTTATTCTTTTGACGTATGCGTTTAAAATAAAAAGCTAAACTATTGTGTAATAATAACATTATGCAATTATATATAAATTAATAAAACAAAAAAACAATAATGGCAAATACATATTCTTGGAGCATTAATGCCCTCGATACCTACCCGTCGCAAGATAGTCTTACTGATGTGGTATATAATATCCACTGGGGTCTTACTGCTACATCTGATCAAAATGATGCAGCCGGAAACGCATATACAGTTAATTCTATTGGAACACAAACTGTGGCAGCACCAGACGCGGATGATTATACAGCTTTTGATGATCTTACGCAAACAATTGTAGAAGGCTGGCTTGAAGCAAGTGACTTAGATGTTGACGCGCTAAAAGCTGGATTAGATGCTCAGCTTGTAGAAAAAATTACACCTACCAGTGTAACCAAGCAGTTACCAACCGCATAATAATTATTAACAATTAAATTAAATTAAATTATGTCTAACGACGCAAAAATCACAGAAGAGCAATTAAAACAATTGCAAGGGTTTGTACAAACCTTAAACCAAGCACAAATGCAATTAGGCCAGCTTGAAACAGAAAAGCACGGGCTATTGCACCAAACCGCTGACATCCAATCACAATTACAAAAGTTTCAAAAAGAGCTTGAAGAAGAATACGGTAAAGTATCTGTAAATATTCAAGATGGAACTTACGTAGCAATCCCAGACGAAAATGAATCTGATAAGAAAGATTAGTATCGGGAGAGACTATAAAAATGAAGCTATGCATTACTCCGTAGGTCAAGAGGTCTACGGAGGGCATACCATTTGTGATATAGTCGAGGAAGAAAATAAATACAGTATTTATATTAAGAAAAACAACGAAGTACTGCCTTGGAAAGATTTTAACAAAAACATGGCAGTAGCAGTTGAATATAATTTAGAATATTAATGCGAAGCATTTTTAGCTTTATAGTAGAGCCAAAAGAAGAACGTTATAATAACAAAAAACAAATTGGCGATAGCGAACTAATATTAAATACAGAAATATCAGATCACAGGTATATTAGCAGGAATGCTATTGTACTTGAAACACCATTAGCAGAAAAAACAGATATTAAAAAAGGTGACGAAGTAATCGTTCATCATAATGTTTTTCGCCGGTGGTACGATGTTCGCGGTAAAGAAAAGAATTCATCAAGTTATTTTGAAGAAGACAAATACTTTATAACGACTGACCAAATTTTTTTATATAAGCGTAAAGATAAATGGCACGCACCTAAGGGATTTTGTTTTGTGAAACCTTTAGAATCTAAAGATAAATTTGATACCAATAACGAGCAACCTTTAATAGGTGTTATGAAATATGTGGATAGAGCATTGGAAAAGAATGGTATTAAAGCAGGAACTTTGATTGGGTTTACACCATCGAGTGAATACGAATTTATTGTAGAAAAAGAAAGAATGTATCGTGTGCCTACCAATTCAATTTCAATTAAATATGAATATCAAGGAGACGAAGTCGAGTATAATCCAAGCTGGCTACAAAGCAGTTGATGAGCTAATTAAAGTAGCTGAAGAAAAAATCATCACCAATACGGAAGATGATGTGTCTGCTGATAGATTAAAAAATGCGGCGGCTACTAAAAAGCTAGCAATATTTGACGCGTTTGAAATATTAAACCGTATACAAGAAGAAAAAGCGGTTTTAGAGAATAAACCACGCGAAGAAAAAAAAGAAGCGTTTAAAGGCTTTGCTGAAAAAAGAAGTAAGTAATGTATCAGCAAACTTTATATAAGGTTATAGAGCCTATTAAAATAAACAAGCTAAAGCGATTTAACAAAGCTAAGCGTTGGAAATACGGTTATGACAAAGAAGAAGATATTGTTGTTATAAGTAAAACCGGACAAATAGGCGAAGTATACGAAATACAAAATCTTAAGATAGCATTACCGCCAGCGCCAACTAAATTAGTTAAAGGCAAAAATAAATGGGTTAAAGCCGATTATCCAAAAGAGTTAAGTAAAATAAAAACCATATTTGATTGGAAGAATTACCCAGAAGAATTCCAAGAAATATGGGAACCATATATAGATGAAGAATTCAAACGACGCGAAGAAGGCCATTGGTTCTATAATAAAGATGTGGCTACTTACATCACTGGTACTAATTACATGTACCTGCAGTGGACCAAAATTGATGTTGGGGCACCAGAGTTTAGGGAAGCAAACAGACTTTTCTTCATTTTCTGGGAAGCTTGCAAAGCAGACTCCAGAAGTTATGGAATGTGCTATCTCAAAAACAGACGTTCGGGCTTTTCGTTTATGGCATCAGCTGAAACCGTTAACTGGGCTACAATATCAAGCGACGCACGGTTTGGAATATTGTCCAAATCTGGTGGGGATGCGAAAAAAATGTTTACAGATAAGGTTGTACCAATTTCAATAAACTATCCTTTTTTCTTTAAACCAATACAAGACGGTATGGACCGTCCAAAAACAGAATTAGCATATAGAGTTCCAGCGTCTAAGCTAACAAGAAAGTCTATAGAATCAGGGCGGCAACGCGAAGAGCTTGAAGGCCTTGATACAACTATTGACTGGAAAAACACAGGTGATAACAGTTATGATGGTGAAAAACTAAAACTGCTAGTACACGACGAATCTGGTAAGTGGGAAAAGCCAGACAATATATTAAACAACTGGCGTGTAACTAAAACAACGTTAAGGCTAGGTAGCAGAGTTATCGGTAAGTGTATGATGGGTTCAACATCAAACGCACTCGACAAAGGAGGCGAAAACTTTAAAAAATTGTACAATGATTCAAACGTTACAAAAAGAAACCGCAATGGACAGACTCGCTCAGGATTATATAGCTTGTTCATACCTATGGAATGGAATTACGAAGGATTCATTGACTCTTATGGAATACCTGTATTCGATACACCATCAGAACCAGTTAAAGGACCGATGGGAGAGAGTATTGAGGTTGGAGTAATAGAACATTGGGAAAACGAAGCTGCAGGTTTAAAACAAGATCAAGATGGTCTAAACGAATTTTATCGACAGTTTCCAAGAACAGAGGAGCACGCGTTTCGTGATGAAACAAAAAACAGTATATTTAATTTAACTAGAATATACGATCAAATAGATTTTAATGAAGAAGCTAAATATCAAGGATTAACTACTCGTGGTAGTTTTCAATGGTTAAATGGTGTTAAAGACACTAAGGTAGTTTTTTCGCCAGATCAAAATGGTAGATTTTTAGTTTCTTGGGTGCCACCAGTACACATGCAAAATAAGCATGAAATAAGAGGTGGTATAAAATATCCTGCTAACGAACACGTTGGCGCTTTTGGTTGTGATAGCTACGATATATCAGGGACAGTTGATGGTAGAGGATCTAAAGGTGCATTACACGGGCTTACAAAGTTTAGTATGGAAGATGCACCGCCTAATACTTTTTTCTTAGAATATATAGCTAGACCTCAAACCGCTGAAATGTTTTTTGAAGACGTGTTAATGGCTTTAGTTTTTTATG